CGGGCGCCTATGCGCTCGAACAGATCGGACTTCGGCTTCGATAAATTATCGCTCTTCCAGAACGCAACCCGCGCCGGATCAATCACCGACCGCCAACCTGTGCAGTTCGGCGAGGCTGGAATACCCCAGCTTGCGTGCCAGCTTCAGTTGATACTTCCGTAGGCGTTCGCAAATCCGACACGTCACGCGCCGGCTGCCGTTCGAGTTGATGTCAAAGCGTGTGGTGGTTACGTCCAGCACGTGGCCTGCCTTGCAGAACTTCATGGTGCCGGATGCCCTCAAATGCCATCGCTCAGATACGCCGTTAGACCATCACTCAATGCCCTTGGCTCACCCAGCCCAAGGACGCGCCTGGACAGCTCGGGCGAGCCGGTGGAATGGCGGATGTCTCCCGCCCGCTCAGGGACGTGCCGCACCTCGAGCGGCTTTCCCGCAAGCGCCGCCATCATCGCCGCCAGGGCGAGAACGGTGGTCGGTAGGCCGGTGCACACATTCAGCGCCCCGGGCCATTCGACGCCCATCGCCGCCATCAACGCGGCGACCGCATCGGATACATGGATGAAATCGCGCGTCTGCCGCCCGTCGCCACAGACCTCGACAGGCACGCCGCGTGTGATGCTGTTGCGGAACTTCGCCACCACGCCGTGGCAGCCTAAGCCGTAAACGTTAAACAGCCGCAGACCTGTGGCTTGGACGTGGTTACCGACGCTCGCCATCACCTCGGCGGAGAGCTTTTCCGCGCCATAGGGTGAAATCGGCTTGGGATACGCGGCTTCTCTCACCCGGCATTCAGCGTTGCCGTAGATCGCTGCGGACGACGCATAGACGATGGGAAGGATGGCTGACTGAGACGCGGCATTGAGCAGCGCCACCAGCCCGCCAACATTGGTTCGGAACGCGCGACAGCGGTCGTCTCCACGAGCGTCTGGCTGCACCGCTGCCAGATGAAAGCAGCCGTCCACGCCCTCCAGTGCCTCACGCAAATCCAGAGCGTCCGTGACATCGCCCTGGATTGCCTCGACGTCGGGCGGGAACCGGTTGCTGTTGGACAGGTCGTCCAGCACTCGGACATCATCGCCCCTGGCGTTGAGCGCACGGCACAGATGCGTGCCGATGAAGCCCGCACCGCCAGTGACCAACCAGAGGCTCAATACCAATTCTTTCGGGCCCAGGGGAAATGCAGAAGATCAGGGCATTTCGGCCTGCCATGTAGATAAATTATTCTGGCATCAGGAGGAGGGTTTCCGTCGCCGACTTTCTGCACCTGAGCCTTATAGCTCAGGATATATTTTTTGTTCGGCCAGATATCCTCGATGCATCGCGTCTGCTGCCGTCGCATCCACGTCAGATCGGTTTCGCCCTTCCATTCGTCCCACACACGGCGATGCCCGGCAGGGATTAGTGCCACGCCGTTGACGGTGCGGGTCGGAACATAGGGATCGCGGGATAGCGCGATGTCTTGCTGTGTCAGGCAATACTCGACAAATAGATCGCAATTGCCGACGACGATCGTATCAAGCTGTAGAAACAGGGTCGGTTCATCCAGCCGGTAGACCTCGGCCTGCGCGCCGTAATCCGGATCCGGCGTGACCATCAGCTCCTGGTGGATTTCTGTCTCTGCGAAATCGCGTAGCTCGTCCACGAAACACACGAAACGAAACGGCACGGTCAAATTGCGCTTGACCCCGCGATACAGCTTCTCAACCCAAGCTTCGTCATAGACCGAGAACGGATGGCTATGCTGATTTGGTTTCCACAACATGGTGGCTACGTGAAGCATTCAGCCGTCTCCTTGGTGTAGGAGAATACGATATCCCCCGAAACTTCCGTGAGCCTGCTGCCAGGGAACATCTCGGACAGGTTCCGTAGCGCGCCCGGCCGCCACAGGAACAACGAACCGTCACGCACCTGAAAATTCCAGCCATGGAAGCCCGCGTAGCCGCGCCGCTCGCCTTCGTCGTCATGCGTGCGGATGTAGAGCAGCCCGCCAGGCACCAGCGCCTTGACCATCTCGCAGATCGCCAACAGCGGGTCTGCGCAGTGATCTAGGGCATTGCTCGCGTGCGCCACCTCGAAGCTGTCTGGACCAAAGCGTTGGCCGATTTCCTCCGCCTTGCATTGGACGGTGGGAACAGGCGGCACTGGCAGCCGCAGTTCCTTCAGCAATTCTCGGTAATCGTCCGCCAAGGCATCGATCGGCGTCAGTTGAATGGCGTATTTGTCGCTGTGACAGCCGAGCATCGAGGCTGGGCCGGCGCCGACGTCCAGCACGCGCACCAGCGAGCCGGGAGGCCGGGTTATCGCCGCCTCGACATCGGCGTGAAACGGATGACGCCACACGCGATCGAACAACGATTGCATGAGCGCCGCTTCCTCGGGACCCTTCTTGCCCGACAGCCACTTTCGCCAATAGGCCAACTCGTGCGGAATACCCGACGCCCAGGCCCATCGTCGAGCGGCGTCGTCCTCCGCGTTATCCGATGCCAAGCCAGTTCCGCCTTACAAACGGCAGGTTGACGAACTGCGCCGGGTCACGCGAGCCGGGGAACGCGACGATCCTGGCGTTGAGCGGCAGGTCAATGCCGTTCGGCCACGACTTCTTGCGAAACGCCCAGACCCCGTCGCGCTCGGGCAGATAGGCGCCTGCGTCCGCACCCAGCTTGTGCTCCATCCATGATTGATCGTCCGGGAAAATCGCGTAGGGCACCTCGGACGCCGCCTCGACGCTGAAATCGTCCCACACGTCTGGGCGGTAGCCTGCCGTGGTCAGCCACACGCTGCCGTTGAATAGCAGGCGATGGTTGTTGACGCCCTGCAAGATGATGAACGCTTCGTCGCGCGCCAACAGCGGCGCCAGCTTGCCGACGATAACGATATCCAGGTCCAACACCAGGATGCGGTCGCCGATCGCCAGCCCAAGGTCGTTGCGCTGCCATTCTGGGTCGAACACGCGCAGCCGACAGAAGCAGCCCTGCAGCTTGGTCAGTAATGGGTCGCGGATAGGGATCTGATGCGATACGGAGCGGCCCAGGATGCGCGGGCGGTCGGTCACACAGACAAAGCGATAGGGGACGTCCATGTGGCGTTGCAGCGCATTGCCAAGGCGATCGACGTATTCAACGCCGTAGCGGTCACCCCAGAGAAACGTCAGGACCGTTAGTCTCGGCTCACCAGTGCCCATAGTAGAAGCTACCGCTGCCAAAGAGGAGTATCAGCAGAACGCCAATCAGCAAAATCACCAACCCCTATTTGTAGATCACGCCGATGCCGTTGTTCACCCCGCCCGGATCATAACGCAGTTCCGAGTAGTGATGCCCAGCCTTGGTCTCGTTCCAGAACGCCGGAACGCCGGATCTCTGCCAGCAGATATCGTGGAAGGCGACGACTTTGGTCGCCATCTGGCCGTAGTTCTGCCAGTCCTTCTCTACATACGGCCGCGAGTGATTGGCATCGATAAAACAGGCATCGAACGGGCCAAGGGAACGCACCTTGTCGATCACCGGGCGAGACGTGCTGTCGCCCCAAACCACGGTGCATTCGCGGCCTTCATCCTGCAGCCTGCGGATCACGCTTCGCATCGAATGATACGACGACGCTTCAGGCGCACGCGGAAAATCCACGCCGACGCACATTGAGCCGTTTGGTAAGGCCATGCCGACGCGCCAAAGCGTCCCGCCGAATTTACAACCAATCTCCAGATAGGAGCGCGCGCCGACATCCAGCAAGAGGTCCACGAACGCGTCGAACTCCGGCTCGTATTGCAGCATCTGGGGCGGCCACATCTCAGTAACCCCGCGCCCAGATGGCACTTACTCCAAGACTGCGGCTCAGATAGCTGGTGTGAACGCGGCGCATCTCGACGGCACCGAGTTCGCGGTCAAGCAGCGCCATTTCTGCCTCATTCTCGTCGAACTTTTCCGAAGTCGCGCGCCAGCCAAAGAAGTTACCTGTGCGTTTGCCCAAATGACGGACCAGTTCACAGAGGTCCGCATCTCTCATAACGCGTCGCAGTTTGTGCAACGTCGCCAGGCAAAGCGTTATGTCGTAGCGATGTCCATGAAATGGCGCGAGCGAGGTATATCCCTTCGACAGATCAACCACCTCAAACTGCGACTCAACCTGGCGCAAATCCATGAACAGGTGGCGCGCGAAATCAATACCATCAGCGTAGTTGTCACAGCCATGCACCAGACGAGCACCGTTGTTCGCCATCTCAAACCCGACGAGACTGCGATTACAGCCGATGTCCATCACCGACGCGCCGCGTGCTCGCAGCACGAGATCGAGGATACCGTCCAGACGGATATCGTGCGGTCCAGCCACACGGCGCTGCATGTTGCGTTCGTCAAATGCCATTAAACCCAACCCATGCAAAAATCCCCGCCTGCATCCCAATGCACCGTGGCGCCCCAATCCTGCAGCAATTCGATCGCCTGCTGGCCAAAGCCATAGCGCACGACGTTCAGCGGCTTTTGCTCAATGAGAATGAGCGGCTTGGCATTCCGAATAACCTGCTCGCCGCCTTCGATAACGCGCAGCTCATATCCCTCGCAATCGATCTTGAGAAAGTCGAGCCCGTCTGGATCAATCGCATCGTCTAGCGTCGTCATGGGGCAAATACTCGGAGCGCCGACTTCCTTGGTTCGCACCCGCGCCTTGACCGACCAAGGGGGCTTGATCGCCATGTCGACCTCGCCCTCCGTCGCACCAAGAGCCAATTGGCGTAGCGTGACATTCGCGAAGCCGTTCAGATTGCGCACAAAGCATTCAGCGTGCGTGCTCACCGGCTCGAACGCCGTGACCCTGACAAAGCAGCGCGACATTGGCCATGACCACAGGCCGATATGCGCTCCGACATCGACGGCATGGCGGAAATCGCGAATATACGGCGTGCAGCGCAAAAACCACTTCAGCATATAGGTCGGGCGGCCAGCAAAGGTCGGGACGGTTTTGATGGCGACGTTTAGGTTGTCGTCGTAGTCCGGACACCACCAGCCATTGACCAGTTTCATGCCACCGTCCTGGTCAAAATAGGAAATACCTAAGCGCCACAACAGCGAATGCCGCGACGCACAAGCCGGCAAAGATCCAGTAGTCCAGCTACGACTTCCAGATCAGCCGGGCGCCGCGATCAATCTCGGTCATCGCGAGCCCCTTGCCGAAGTATTCGTCGGCCGCCTTCTGGCTGCCCAACCACCATCCGTAATCGTCCAGCACCAGCGCCCCGCCGGAAACCAGCAGCGGATACAGCACCTGCAGTTCGATCAGGGTAGAGGCGTAGAAGTCAGTATCCAATCGCAGATAACTGATCCTTTGCGGCAGCCGCGTTCCCCGTAGCGTGTCCTCGACCATGCCGACGATGAACTCGACCGACTTATCAAGCAGCTTGCGCGCGGCGAAGTTGTCTTTGACCTCCGCTAGTGGCGCCAGCAGCCAGTCCTTCGGCTTGTCGTGCGGGCGGCCGCCCCGATAGTTCTGATCCTCTGGACCGCAGGGCGGCATGCCCGCGAAGGTGTCGTAGCACCAGTATTTTCGCGGGCGATAACCGCGCCCTTCAACGTAGGCCTTAGCCAGGATCGGATGCACGCCGTGCCAAACGCCGCACTCGACGAAATCGCCTTCGACGTTGCGCTCCTCGAGGCGGTCAAGAATGTCCATTGTCGCGATCACGCAGGGCTGGCGGGAGCCGAGCCGCTGCACGTCGGTGATCAGCCGTTCCCGTAGCACCCGGCTTACAGAATCCACAGGATAAGTGCCGTGGCCAGCCCTATGCCGAGAATGACGAGGTATGGATCCGTCCGGTGGACCCGCCAGAAACGCCCCACCTGCCGCTGCTCCATCTCAGTCGGAGAACGTCGGGTTGGCGTCCGGGTTGGCAGGCCAGCGCTTGTGCGCCAGATGCTGCCAGTAGCAGAACGCCCGGCCGTCGTTATCAATGCCGAACAGCAGGGTCACCTCCGGGGCGTAGTTGCCCGTCTCGACCACCGGCATATCCGGCCCCTCGACGAGGTATCCGCGATAGAGCGCGTCGCCCTCGATATCGCGGCTGGCAATGATTTTATGCTCGGGCGGCAGATACTGCTCGATCATGCCCTGGACGAACCCGGCGTGACCGGCGACCCGGAGAATTCCCCTACGGTATTCTGTGCTGTCCATCGTGACCTCCCTATCACGGGAGGCGACGGTAAGGGGTCATCCCGAGTCCCGCGCAAGTGACCAGATCATAGAGCAGCCAGAGGATGAAAATGACGACGACGGCGGCTACGATGATCTTGATGACCTGCATCACTAGATCGCTGGCCATGCCAAGCATGTTCAGGAAATACGGCACCAACTTATATAGGACTGCAATGACCGTGACGACGATGACGATGCGTATCAGCAGGTCGATCAACCATGGCAATGACAGGCACATCGTCTACCTCCTAAGTTTCGTCTCGGCCGCCGCTAAGACTTCATCGACGGTGATGCGATCCATCGCTGCGGCGCAATGTTCACATGGCCGCAGCCGGCCACAGGCTTCCGTGGCACCGCCGGTAAGATTTGCATGCGCGTCGTAACCGAGAACCGATGGCGGCAACCAGCCGCCAAACAACACAACGGCTGGCGTCCCAACCGCTGCCGCCGCATGGTGCATGCCGCCTTCGGCTCCAACATACAATGCGGCCTTACCGAGGATTACCGCAGCAGAGCGGAATGATGGTGTTTGGATAAGCCAGACATTGTGCAGGCGTGGGACGTCGCCATAAACGAATTGCAACACGCGAATGCCACGTGCGGATAGCTCATTGACGACTTGCTGATAGCGGTCAACGGACCATTGCTTGTTAACCAGATATGGGGCGCGGATCGTAACATGACGTTTGACGTGTGGCTCGATGACCACGAACTTCTTTGGAAGCGATAGCCGCTCGGCGGCTGCTTCATCCCCAGCCGTAAAGAAGAACTCGCCGGGTTGCACGTGGAAATCGTAGTTGAAACGCCAACGGTCGCCTTCTTGCGTGCTATATTGACGACAGCCTTTGTAGAACCGCACCCATTCGACGTCCGAGCCGTTAAGCGGCGATCCTGGAAATACGACGTTGGGATTGTTGCGGAACACCGGCTCGGAATTCTGGTCCCAGATGAGTCTTAATCCATCACCGAATGCGATGCGCTTGCCTCGCATACGCGCGCCCTTAGCGAAGGAACTCGCTATAAGATTGTCCCCGACACCCAAAAGTCAGTGGCCCGCCGCCCAGGACGTTAGCTCAGCCCGCCATTCCTCGGCGAATTCGCAGTCGCGATACCCGTCCATATCCGGGCAGCCCAAGGTGAAATGCGCAATCTTTGGCGACACAAGCGGTTGCGGAGAGACACCCACAAGATAGTTGTATTCCAACCCCAGCTCGCCGATTTGGTTATCGGCCAGCCAGCAGAAGCGATGCAGGTTTCGTCCTGGCAGTTCGTTGATCATATCCACCGTGAGCGCTCTATTCGCCGGATGGTCGACGTTCAGGATGAAGCAGGAACTCCACCATTTGCGCTCGTAGGTCCACTGCAGTTGATTATCCATCTTGGTCCCCTCGTCCATGGAGGGGGCGTGCTTGACGCAATACAGCGCATACCGCGGGTCAAGCTCATCGAAGATGCGCGTCAGGTTCCCACGCACCAAAATGTCTCCATCAACGAACATCGCCCAACCTTCTTGGGCGAGCTCCTTGATGAGGAACCGTGCGATGGCGTGCTCAGTGCTGCACGGCGCATTAGAGATAACATCCCAGAGCCGACCATCCCGCATCTGCATTTCGCGGCGATAGAGGCCTCTGCCACGCAAATCATCCAATACCACGCCGTAGATCGGCAGCTTCGTCGACATGCGACGCTGTGCCGAGTATCGCGCGACAGCGTAAGCCGCCGCCTCCCTCGGGTCGAAGCCGAGAAAAACCGTGCACCGCCGGTCGAGCACGACTATTCGGCCTCCAGCCGATCAGCGGTGCGCTCCATTCCGCAGGCGCCTTCGAACAACCGCAGCATGTTGGCCGCCGCGGTGATCGCTTCCCCACGGCCAAGCCCCTTCTCGATCTTGACGTAGGCCTGCAATTGCTTGTGCAGATGCTCGAGGCTCTTATCGGTCATTCACATCTTCCATTCTTGTAGCGCAACCTCCACCGAGGGCACGAACCGAAACTCTTTCACGTCGGAAAACCGCGTAGCGTTGGCGACATCGATGCCCATGTTGGACAGCGTCCGGGCGGCGATGGCGAACGAGCGGCGCCAACGGCGAAAGTTGGCTTCTCCGGGATTGTTCGCCCCAGACCATTCGTTGCGGCCATACCAGTGCGGGCCTGAGCGGGTATGCACGTCGAGACCGACGAACGCGATCTGTCGCGCACCGAACTGCACCGCCAAATTTAATGCCTGGAACCCGCTATTACCGCCTGATCCGACAAACCCCGGACGCTCCAACAGGATGTCGTCCTTGTGCATGTCGATCTTGATCAGATGAATGTCGGGATACTGCTCGTGCAGCAGTGGGTCATACGCGACCTTGAGGCCAGAGAACTTCGGCATGCCAATATTGGCGTGCCACCATGGTCGATCGCAGCCATAAATTACGTCCGGCTTGCAGAGCCGCCACGACTCCTTGATCGCTATAACCCTTACGCGCTGTTTCTGTGCCAGGATGCTGAGATCAACATTCTTGGCGGACGGGCCTGACGCTACGATGACAGCGACGCAGCCGCGCCAATCGGGAAACCACGCAGGCTTATCGATGCCGTCGAACATTAGGTCCGATCGCGACCTGGCACACCTGGCGGCCCTTGTTTACCCTCTGGACCCTTGAGCGATGCCAGCCACTCTTTCTCGGTGCCACTAAACCCCGCGGCACGCGCAATCTCGTAGGCCGACCGTCCATTCCTCGCGGACTTCACCGCCAAGCGCCATCCGCTGTCAGGACCTACGCCGGGCGTTGCCGTTGTGGTTTTCTGGGCCAACCAGACAGCGCCATCGCGTGTCACCGCATCCCCGAGAACGTATTCCCCATCGCGCCAAATGCCACGATCGAGCGGCAACGGGAAATAGAACGACTGCGTGTGCTTCTGGCCGTCGCGCTCCATGATCAACGTCATCGTGCGCTCGCCGTCATATTCCCAGCGCATATCGTCGAACCCGAGGCCCGGTGCCCCGTCTTTACCGTCCTTACCGTCCCTGCCGTCGGCGGCGCGCACCAGCCCGATGGACAGCGAGCGATTATCCGTCATGTGTGCGATAAGATTGCCCTCGGCATCTAGCGAGAATGAATCAACACCGGGCGGCGTTGTTCCGTCATCTCCGCGGACGCGTCCGGCGGTTTCAGTGGTGCCGTCTCGGCGCACGAATACCAGATCGCCATCGGCATTAACCAGGAAGCCGCGAGGGACAGTTGCCAAAGCTGCATCGACTGAACGCTTAATCTCATCAGCAGTCGCCATTGCTCGTCCGATGGCATCGCCGATCTCTCCCTTCATTTGTTCGCGGAGCGCGTTGATGCGATCGTCGATTTCTGCGGCAATCTTAGTTACATCTGCATCGGAACCGTCACGGCCAGCAGGGCCCGGCTCGCCCTTCTCGCCAGGCGGGGCGGGCGGAATAGCGGAGACGGCTTCGGTAACCAGCGAGCGGACGAATTCCAGATCGACATCCGATCCGTCACGCCCGTCCCTACCGTCAGCTGGCTTAGGAATGGCGTTGACCGCTTCCTCGACCAAGGCGCGAATGACAATTGGATCGGCGTCCTTTCCGTCGATACCGTCACGCGCTGGCGGCAATGCCGCGACAGCGTCAGTGACGAGCAGGCGGACAAATTCCGGATCCGCGTTCTGTCCGGGATCGCCCTTTTCACCGACCGGCCCAGGAAGGCCATCGACGCCATCGCGTGGCGGTGGAACGGCGGCGAATGCTTCGGTAACCAACGACCGGACGAACTCCGGATCGGTATCGCGGCCGGGTGGCCCAGGCTCTCCCTGCGGCCCCGGTGCGCCATCCATCCCGTCCTTGCCGTCGATCGCTAGTATGCGACCGAGGTTGATACTGCGCCCGTCGGTCAGGAATACGCGGGCGTGCCCGTCGGTATCTGTCTGCAGGTTGAGAATGCCGATACCGTCCATGCCATCGGCGCCCGGCAGGCCGTCGGCCCCCTTCTCACCTTGAATTCCTTGGAGGCCTACGCCCGGCTGCCCCGGAACGCCCTGTGGCCCTTCCGGTCCCGCTGGCCCCATCTCTCCCTGTGGGCCGGGCGGACCAACCACAGCCTCGCCCTGCGGTCCGACCGGACCCATTTCGCCAGGATCGCCCTTCTCGCCGCGCTCTCCGGTTAGTCCCTTTTCGCCCTGTGGCCCCGGCAACCCGTCCACGCCATCGCGGCCCGTAAGACCCACGTCGCCCGGGTCACCTTTCTCGCCCTGAATACCTTTCTCGCCTGGAATTCCAGGAGCACCGTCAATGCCATCGCGTGGCGGCGGCAATGCCGCAATCGCCTCGGTCAGCATTGAACGGATCAGTTCTGGCTCAACGTCCTTGCCATCAATGCCATCGCGACCCGCAGGCCCTGGCTCACCGTCCTTCGGTAACGGAATAGCCGAGACAGCCTCGACCACGAGAGAGCGAACAAATTCCGGATCGGCGTCCTTGCCATCGACCCCAGGCGGGCCCTCAAGACCATCGCGTGGTTTTGGCAATGCCGCGACAACATCGGTGATCAGTGACCGCACCAGCTCCGGCTCGAAATCCCTGCCGTCTTTGCCATCGCGACCCGGCGGTCCCGGCTCTCCAACCATCGGCGGCGGAAGGGCTGCCACTGCCTCTTCCACCAACGAGCGAACCAGGAGTGGATCAGCGTCCTTCCCCGGATCTCCTGGCGGGCCATGGGCGCCGTCCACGCCATCACGCGGGACTGGGATGGCCGAAATCGCTTCGACCACGAGAGAGCGAACGAATGCGGGATCGGCATCGATGCCATCGGCGCCCGGATCGCCCTTTGGTCCCGGCTCGCCTCGCGGCCCCTTAATGTTCGATAGCGTCTCCTCGGTCTTGTCCGAATAGGCGAAATACAGTCGCCCCTCTTCGGTCACATAGGTATCGACAATCCCTCGTCCCGGCGGACCCGGTTCGCCGTCGACGCCATCCCTGGCAGGGGGCGCATCTCTACCATCCGCACCACGAACCTTGCCGACGCGAAGCAGCTCGCCGTCGGAGCGAGTAAAGCAAAGTTCGCCTTCGACATCTTGCATGGCACCGACGAAACCGACACCATCACGCCCTGGCGGCCCTGTCTCTGGCACAAGCATAGACCGCGCCTCGAGCGCGGCGATGCGCTGCTGCATAGGGGCCAGTTGCTCGCCGAGATATTGCCGCACGACAGGCGCAATAGCCTGCATGAGCCCAGCTATGGTCGCATGATCCACTGGTGACGACCCCTTCGTGTTCTGCGGCCGGCTGATCCGCTTTCGGTCAATCTGCTGCCGACAGAACGGCACCGCCTCCCAGCGCTTTGGTCAGATGCCACGCAGCCATGGCGATGTCGGCCTCATCGAGGTCGCGCTGCTGTGCGGCTGGGCTTCCCGGCGCGCCCGGTCCGGATGGCGGCGTAAGTGCGGGCTGAAGGGGGGCAGGCGTTGCCGGGGCTGATTCTCGCTGCGTCAGAACGTCAATGGGCCAATACTGCTGCTGAAGGAATGGAACATCGCCACCTTTGACCGGACGCATGTCGAACCGTGCGCGCGCTTCGTTCGGCGAGAAGATCGCCCGCTGCACGCCTTCGCCGATGGTCTTGACCTTGGTGGCGGTGTCCATGCGCAGTAGGCCATCGTCGATGTCGAACTCGGTGCCGTAAATATGTCCGGTGACCTCGGTTAGACCGAGGCCCTCGTCCAACAGCAATTCGATGTTCTCAAAGCGTGCCTGCAAGCACTGGCTATAATACGACAGGTTCAGCGCTTCCACGTTGTTATACGTCGGTGCTGCTTGCGTCACGAGAAACGCGGGCACGTGGAATGCGGAGCAGATGGTCTCGGCGGTCCACCTCAGTTGCTCGATGAGTTGGGCATCGACCGGATTGATACTCATCCGCTCGAACTTCATCCCATCGCCGAGGATCGCCACCCGCCCGACGTTCTCGCCCGCGTAGTTCGCCTGCCATTTGGCTTTGACGCGATCGGCGGTTTCCTGCGAGATCGGCCCCGGCGCGATCAGCATGCCAGATGGCACCGCCTGATTGCGCGACGTCTCGATCTGCTGCTTCTGCGCCTCAAGCCCCTGGAGCGCCGACAGGCCACACGCAGTGAGCGGCGAAATACCGATCAGCGGATGGAACACCGCCGACATGCGGTCGTGGATGATTTCCGACGCGGGAACAACCTGGCTGTCTTCTTCGACGCCGGTCAAGCTGTCCGCGTAGAGTTGGTAATAGACCGCACCATCGGGTGCGACCAGCACCTTGGTGCGTGCTGGGTCAAGCACATACATGGCAATGACCACGCCACGACCGTCGCGCTGCTTCAGTATATACGTATTCCCCCACGTAAGGAGGCTATAGATCCAGCACTCCAGGAATTGAATTCGCGTTTGGTAGCGATTTGGCTTGCGCAGCACCGGGCTGAACGCGGGCGCGGAAGTCTCTTCCCAGATGCCGGTGGTCGGATCCTGCTCGACCAGTTTGATACGAATTTTGGATATGTCCTGGGCAATCAGCGAAAGGCACGAATAGACGGCGTGATGGCGCAGGGAGGTTTCCTGCGTCATGCCCATGTTGCGCTGCCAGGCGCCCATGAACGGTTCCTGGATAGTCGGCCAGAACCACTGGGAGAACGTCGACATCGGCGGCACCATCAGGCCGGTGGGCGGTGATGCCTTGGCGATGCCGTTGCGCGTGATGTCGAACCCGAGGATACGCATCGTCGCGTTAGTCCTCACGCGCAGCGAACAGGTCTGCCATTCGTGCGTCCTCCGGATCTCCGGCTGGGGAAATGAACCAGTTGTCGGGATCGGACATCCCATCAGGAACGTGGAAGGTCGGGCAGGCCAGGATGGGTGTGTCCCGCAAGTCCAGCAGCAATTGGGCGTCTACAGGATCAAGCTCCGGTTTATCCGACACTGGCTTATTCCTCGGGCCGCAGATCGCGGCGGGAATAGCGGCCGTGGATCGGCGGACGCCCACGTCCCCGACGCGGCGCATCGCCCTCCGGCTCATCACCACTGTCCACAGTCGCCTCGTCAGTCTCAGCCGGCGCCGCTTCGTCCGGCTCCATGACTTTCTCCAGCAATGACGGCGCGGGTTCCGGCGTTGGTTCGGGTGTGGACTCTGGTGGCGGTTCCGGTGGTGCCGCGACCTTCTGCGGCGGCAATGGCGGAGGTGAGCCGATAGCCACAGGTTCGAACTTGCGCGCACGCTTGGCCGCGATCAGCACCTTGGCCAGATTGCGCCCCTTGTAGTCGTCGGGCACCTCGAATTCCTGGCCCGCCTTATAGACGACGCCCTTGCCGCCCGGCATGCGCAACAATGTAATGGCCTGCAGCCGCATCGGGCATGCTCCTGAAAAGAAGGCGGCCGAATTGCTCCGACCGCCAAGTTAGAAGGAGGAAACGTCGCCGCGTAACCGCGTTCCGAAGTGGGGGAGCACCTCAGAACGCGGCTGGCCTCGGTAGGACAAAAAGTCCCGATTAGAGTAACAAGATATTCGTTGCGGTATCATACGTATTTGGCGTAGTCAATCCACTGCACGACGCCAGTGCGACGCTTGCGCCAATTGATCTCACGCTCTGCAAGAACCGCGGTCATATTTTCCTGCCACAGTGAGCGGTAAACAGTAGAGGCAGAGATCGGGCTATCGGGCGCGCTATCGAACTGCAGCGAAGCCTGGTTGCTGCTGTCGATCGTCACGTTGCCGTCGTCGGCGAGCAGAATTTCGCCCGGCAAGATGAACGCGATCATATAGCCATCCGTCGGCGAACCACCGGACGACGGCACGTTCGTGCTGGTGATGACGCGGAACCCGGCCAACGTGCCGCCACCGGCGGTGATGTCGGGGAACTCGCGTTGTCCAAGCGTATTCAGCATGAGGCTGAACGCGATCGCCTGGTTGACGTGCATGACCCACGTGCCGCCAGTCATGTCGAGATCCAGCGCTGCCATCGTGGTCAGCACCGTGCGGATGTTGGCGCGCGCGGCGTCGGCATCCGTGCCTGTTGCGGCAACAGCAGTAACGCCGTTGGTCAGTGACGCAGGCGAAGGACCGCCTGAACCCGTGCCGACGACCTTCGTGCTGTCGAGCAGGTCGGTGTCGAGCTTCTTGGCAATCGCTGCGACCATGTCCTGACGGATCATCGCTTCCAAACTTGGATTTGAGAACCGCAGGCTTTCGTTGGTGAATGCTACGAGCGCGGCAACCTTCGCGAAGGTCATCGTGATCGTATCAAACGCCGCGCTGCTCATGGGTTTAGACGATCCCTCGCCGACCCAATACGCTGTCGAACCGGATGACATCAATGGGACACGAATGTTAAATGGCACACGACGCATACCGCCAGCGAGCTTGTCGAGAATAGTCGCAGCACGAACCAGATCGATAAATTCACTGGCCATATACTGCAGCTGCACGAGGGGTGACGCCCACGTGGTATCGTAAGTGTTCGCTGGAGCTACCGCCGCCTTGAGCACCGTGGTGCCTTCTGCCGCAGCGTAGTTCAACACCTGCGCGACTTCCGGCGTGTCCTTCCATGCCTCACGCTGTGCGATCTGCACCGCCTGCTGCAAGTTGCCCTTCGACATCGCCTGTGCGGCAATGTAGCGAACGAACGCGGTGCCCTTCTCAAGCGGCGGACGCTTGACCTGGACAACGGACGAAGTCTGGCGTGGCGCTAGCGACTGACCGGCATTGTAACCGATACGGTCGCCATCGACTGCTACCGCGGCCGAGATGTTCAGCTTCTCCTGCTCGCGTAGACGGGTCAGGTGCTTGTCAATCGACTTAATCTTGTCGTTCAGTTCGTCGTATTCGGTCTCCTGCTCGTCATCGAGCGTTGAGCCGTCTTCCGACGCCTTGCTCATCAGCTCGGACATCCGTGCTGCGTGTGCGGTTCGCGTCGATGCGTATGCGGCAATATCTTCCGCAATAGTTTTGGTTGCCATTGGTGCCTCCCGGCTTGTCTGGCGGTTAACGGTCGCCGTGACGCCGGCGGGGTTCTGCTCAACACGCGGACTCTGCTTCTGGCCGGTCGCGGCCTGCAGCGCTTGCGTATCGAGGGATCTGATAAGCTGGATGGTGGCTTCCGATTGGGCTGGCACGGTCACGAGAGACAATTCATGCCAGTTCCATTCTTTAAACCGGATGCCACCACCCTTAATCATCTCATATTGGTCTTTGATCGGCGTGAAACCGATGCTGACGCCTTTGACGAGTCCAGCGCGCACTGTCTGCCACGCCTCATCAACGCGATCCTTAAGTTTCCCGGGTTCCTCAACCTTGGCGATGCGTGCCTGGAACGAGATACCGCGGTCGGTCTTAGTTACGTGGGTAACCGTTCCGACCGGCTGGCTGTGCTGGTGCATCCATAGCAGCGGGATACTGACCGGCGTCGCGTATTTCGCACCCATGCTTTCCACGACGTCACCGACATGATCGACGGATGGCGTGGTAGCGATGCCGGAGATCATGCGTTCGCCTTCGTTGAGGCCCTTGACCTCCAGCGTTGTCGGCATCCATTTCATTTCGACCGGCGCGGAATGCATCATCGGCGCGTCGGGCATCGATGGCTTGCTATCCATCCACGCCATCATGCAGGTTTCCTCGCTATCGCCGCCTTCGACGCATCTTTCCAAGAACGAAACCATATCCTCCCCGCCACCGGGTGTGCAGCACGTCCCTGCCACATCGCGCTTTGGCGCCGGACCGTTCGCTGCGGACCCGTGATGTTCCCGCCAAAGATTCAGACATACGGCAATCCGTTGCCTGTTCGTAGCGAAATCATTATTGACCGTTGCATCGCCCATGCAGCGTGCCATCCACTGCTCGTTTGTCTCGCCTGATGGCTTAGGTTTTGGAAGCGGCATAGCAGTGGTTCTCCAGGGCTTAGAGGCTTGACGGCTGAGCTTAGGGACTGGCATGCTTAGCGTTAATGAACTCAACGCCTGACAACCAACGTGTCTGCATAAATTGCGGACGGCCCCACTTCCCCACCAGAAAGGGTAGGTGCAAGGCATGCGATTATTACTGGCACACCTACGGCATAGAACGACCGGAGGTTATATTTAAGTCTCCAGTAAAAGGGCATTTTGCTGACCGAGATGGTCGCTCATGCCCTAACTGTGGGGTCCTATTTAACCCGATTAAGTTCTATCGGCGCGAGGGAAAGTTCCTATTTGCGGGGCAGTTGCGCTACTGCACAAGAGAATGTGGAAACGCCTATCGACTACGTCAAGCGAAGGGAAAACCAAGCAAACTGCGCGGAAAGCGACTGGTCAAGGAACCCACAAGCGGGTTTGCATGTCGTGGGTGCGGCATTCTATGGACGCCGATCTATTATCGGCGGGGGAGGCCGATCCGCTTACAGCGAAGGTTAGCAGCAAGAGCGTTATGCTCCGATGCCTGTCGGAAGATCATCCGCATACAATCAGAGCCTCAACGATTAGCTAGCGTTCCTAGGGGCCCTAAGCACCGTTTCTGGAAGGGCGGAGTTGGTGCCTTATACCGACGCGGACTGGGATGGGCCAAGAAGACCGAGACCGTTCGTAGAAAACAGAAATACAAGTGCGCAGAGTGCGGCAAGTCTGAGAGCGAACTTGGCAAGGTTCTTGATGTGCATCACAAGGTTCCCTTCCACAACTTCGCCACTGCGCGTGATGCCAACGTCTTTTCTAATCTGGTAGGCTTGTGTCGATCGTGTCATGCAAAGGCTGACGCAGCCATTGTGTCACGGCAACTAAGCCTAGGTCTGGTTCTTGCTGGTCGCGAGTTTCGCCCGGGGAAGGCCCGAGGAGGGCGTTGCGCTTCGGCCAAACTGACCGAAGCCATGGTCATAGAGATGCGCCGCAGACGGGCTGATGGCGCTACTACAAGCTATCTAGCTAAGCTATTCGGTGTTTCCCCCTCTGTTTCCCAATATGCCTGCTCAGGCAAAACGTGGAAGCATGTCGGCGGACCGCTAACTAGCGGTAGGACCTATGCTAAAGCCGTAAATCCCTCTGGATGACTTGATATTGCCCGTCGGCTGTTGGGTGGACGCGGCGCTGGGGAATATTCGGGGGCAGCCTCTAGTGGTCTTGCAGTAGTGCTACAGCAGTGCTATATGCAGTCCGACGAACGAAAGAGGCCCTGGTGCCGATGCGGAAGCAACAAGTGAGCCTGACGGATCCGCAGGTCGAATGGCTTGAGGCTGAGGCCAAGCGTCTTGGCGTCTCCATCGCCGAGGTGATCCGTCGGATCATCGATAAGCATCGTGAGCAACGGGAGAACCGTGAGTAATGAGCGAGCCGTGATCCTCGAGAGAACCGCCAGACGGGAGCGATTGACGACGGGCACCGTGCTGATAACCTCTCGCCCGTCGCTCGGTCTCCTACCCGAGTGGGAATACTCTTCATCATCCATGCAAACTTCAGCTTGCGGGGACCGCAAGTGGTGCCTCACGCGCGCCCGCAAGCTGACTTTTCCACAGCCGAATTAGTAAAAGAATCAGCCAGTTCACAAGTGTTCGTATTGCCAGAAGCGCGCGAGACCGGTAAGCAAGACGGGCACGGGATGCCCCGTGCGAGTGATAGCGAAACTTCACCCGGTCTCGCGCCTCTGCCCCTGCGAGGTTCCCGAAACCCCCGTGCGCAAATGCGCGGGCCGGGTATTTTTGCCCTAGCGCGACGCAATACGCAACGGCCTAGGCGAACGCAATCTCATAGGTTGCAACACGCGCCGCATCCACACCGAGGCTAAGCACATCCGCCGCATCGAACAGCGCCATCGCCGCATCGATCTTCTGATCGCCGGCGTTAATCTTGGTCGCGCGGATGGCCGTGGCCGTCGGCTCGATCTTAATGTTCCCGATGCACCACGACATCATCGAGCTCTGGCTGTGCCACAACGTCCCTTTGGCCAGCCGCCGTTCGCATGTCTTCAGCGCGTTCATGAGCCGATAGCCCTGCCCAACCGGCCACAGCATCTTGTTCTCCTCGGTAATGCCGATCTCCGCCATCGCATCGACGAT